GAATTGTTCCAGAATGTTCGAAAATTTTGCGTTTTCGAACAATACACCGCGCCACTCCTAATGTTCGAAAAACACTAAAAATTCGAACATTACGACAGAAAATTCGAACAAAGCTAAGACGTTGGCGTGACCGTTCCCCTCCCTCGACATACTGAGCAAGCGTCATTATGTCGGGCCTAACTGGGTACAAAAATATGTGTAGGTTTTTATTGCACAATCCCACATAAAGCGAGATAATTATATCGGGCATTTGCCCTCACTACTACGAAAGGAAACACCATGGAAATGAACCAAGTAGCTATGGCAATTGGTCGGGCCTTTGCCGACACGGAAATCCAAGAGCATAAAGCCTTTGAGGACTATGCACGTGAACTGGGTGATAACCCGACATACGAAAAGTATGAAGGCTTGCGACTTGCTTTCATAGCAGGGTATGTCGAGGTCAGGATCAATGCCACGGGGAATGCGGCAGATCAGGCATTCAAGAGATTCTTAGGCCGACTATGCGAGAAAATCCATATTGACGTACCAGCAAGGCCGAAATCAGAGAACCCGAACGCAATCAAGAAACAGCGTGAGCGTGAGGCAAAGAAAGAGGCACTACTAGAGAAGCATGAGCATATTGATCTTGCGACCTTACATGACCAGCTTAGTGCCGCTTATGAGATACAGGCCAAAAACCCAATGAAAAAGAACAAGGACATCGGGGAACTGGAAACGGTGATTAAGGAAAGAATGAAGGATACTGTGAAGAATACCAAAGAGGCTTTGCGTGAGATCAAGAAAGACTTGCGGCAAGCGATTACCGATTGCGACGACATTTCGCTGTTAACTAAGGCGCTTGACATACTTCAGTAGTAAACCCGACTCACTTAGAACCCCGGCCCAGACCGGGGATTTTTTTGGCCCGAGAAAAGCTAAGGCGTTGGCATGACCGTTCTCGGGTTCGTCGGGGACGTTCTGACTGGGGTTCATTGTGTCGCGCTGCAACGTGAAAATAATTGGCCGTTTATGGCACAACGTGGCTTTTTATGGGATACTTACGTTAGGGCTACGTGGATAGGCTGCGCAGCCCTGGGGCATCCCGCCCAATTTGTCAAAGGAGTTTATTATGAGCAATCAAGTGCAGCAGCCCGTAGTGGCTGCACCCATCCCTGGGCTATCCGAGCAGCAGCAGAATATAGCTGCGGATTGTGGCTCCCGTTATTTTCAGGCTAAGTGGGACGCTATCGAGACCGCCAGGGTTTATGCCAGGGACGTTTTAGGTATTGATCCAACCTTTGAGCAATTCGAGCAGGGTCGAATTAGCTGGGTTAACGGTTACGTCGAAGCTAATCCCGAGAATACGGGTAACGCAGCAGACGCAGCCTGGAAGCAGTTTCTCGCGCTGCTCAGTGAGTTATTTGGTATTAGCCCAGTCAAGCCTAAGAGTGATAACAAGGGCGCGACGAAGAAGCGAACTGAACGCGCTGCGAAGATCGAAAAGCTTGTGCAGCACTACACTGAGAACGGGGCTAAGTCTGCCAGGGATCTTGAAGGTATGCGCATGGCAGCATTCGAAGCAGCAGCCAAGGGTAACTCCGCAGCCGAGAAGATTGCAGACGAACTCAAGACGGTTCTCCGCGTTGTGAACTCAGAGCAGAACAAGGAACTGGGGGAGCAGCGGAAGGAACTCCGCAAAAGTGTCCGCGCAGCAGCGGGTAAGTGTTCAAGTATCGAACGGCTGCAACAGGCCCTGGATATACTCGACGAAGAAAACGCAGTCCTATTCGATAGCGTCGAAGACGAAGAAGACGAAGACTAACCCGTAGTTAGACGTTGGCTTAGCATTCTGCTGGGCCCAGCCCGATCCTCGACCTGGGGATCGGGTTTTTTATTGCCTGGCGCATCGGCAGCGCGAAGATCACACCCCCCACTCTAGCCTGGGCGCGGGTTCCAGGCCCCCCAGCCCCCACCCCCCAAATCAGCAGCGGGACTCCTAACTCGCAGCTAACACTATGATTTGCACTGTCAAAGTTGCAATTTTGAAATCGGCGTGTATCCCTCATTAGGGAAAACCCCCCCTTACCTTTTCTGGAGTCCCGTCTCCTTTTGAGGTATATTTTTTCCTGGGGGTCGCGTCGGCTCGGCGACGTTAAATAGCCTGTATTCACTCCTGTTAGTACACGCAAAGACAATCGACCCCCACCCCCCTCCACTTTTTTAGAAGTAGGTGTATACTTCGCATTATTGAAACGCACCCCCTATTAATTTTTTGGAGTCACGTTTCCTCCACATGCAAGTTACACCATCAAACGATAAGCCGTATCCTGATTCCTTCGCGGATGAAGTAGGCGCTTCCTTAAAAGAAAACGCGCGTGTATCGGCGAAAACAGCTACCTTAATGGCAGAGCTTGGTATGCCATTTGAAATGACTGAGGAAGATGAGGCGCTAGCTAGAGAGTTGTTTGAAAGCTTCGATGTGCCCAAAAAGGGAGGCAAAGCGGCTAAAGAATACAACCCCCCTTCTCTTTACACCGGCTCTGTTGCTATCAAACTAGCAGCATTATTAGATGCTTACGACCAGCGGGTCGTAACGGACGCAGTGCAAGTGCGTACTTACATCACTAACCGTCTTTTAGAAATTAGTCAGTGCGGCGACTCTAAACAAGAACTTCGTGCTATTGAGCTATTAGGAAAACTTTCAGATGTAGGCGCCTTCACTGAAAAGTCTGAAATCACAGTAACTCACAAAACATCCGACGATTTGCGCAAGGCAATTGAAACTAAAATCCAACGCCTTATTGATATGGAAGTTGTGGATGTAGAAGCCAAAAGTGTTGAAGAAGAGTTAGGACTTACTAACGAAGATGAACAGTTACGAACTTCAGACGTTATTGACGAAGATACCCAAGCTACCTGAGTCTCAACTACGTGACCTATTCGTGGCTTTAGAGCAGCACGAAAAAGTTTACAAACGAGAGCAGGCAGCTAAATCTTTTATGCACTTTGTTAAGAAAGTGTGGCCTCACTTTATTGAAGGGGCGCACCACAAGAAGATGGCAGCGGCATTTGAGCGTGTAGCTCAAGGGAAGTTAAAGCGCCTTATTATTAATATGCCGCCACGACATACCAAGTCGGAGTTTGCCTCATACCTGCTACCGGCATGGTTCTTAGGTAAGTTCCCCCAAAAGAAAGTCATTCAGACCTCGCACACAGCAGAATTAGCTGTGGGCTTTGGTAGAAAGGTGCGAAACCTTGTTGATCAAGAAACGTATACAAAAGTTTTTCCAGATGTTGGACTACAAGCTGACTCTAAAGCTGCTGGGCGGTGGGCTACAAACGCGGGCGGAGACTATTTTGCTATCGGTGTGGGAGGTGCTGTTACGGGTAAAGGTGCGGATCTCCTCATTATTGACGACCCTCACTCGGAACAAGAAGCTGCCCTGGCAGAAATAAACCCCGAAATCTACGACAAGACCTACGAGTGGTACACATCAGGGCCTCGTCAGCGTCTGCAACCGGGCGGATCTATCGTAATTGTGATGACTCGGTGGTCTAAAAGGGACTTAACCGGGCAAGTATTGAAGTCAAGCGCTCAAAGGGGGGGTGATGAGTGGGAAGTTATTGAATTTCCAGCTATTTTACCCTCTGGAAACCCCCTATGGCCTGAGTTTTGGTCTCAAAAAGAGCTGGATGCACTAAAAGAAGAGCTTCCCAACGCAAAATGGCAGGCTCAGTACCAACAAAACCCTGTTTCAGAGACATCCGCCATTGTTAAACGTGAATGGTGGAAGACTTGGGAGGAAGAAGACCCTCCATATTGCGAATTTACCCTGATGGCGTGGGATACGGCGTTTGAAAAGACCAACAGATCAGACTATTCAGCCTGTACCCATTGGGGAGTCTTTTATAAAGACGACGATACGGGTGTTTCTAGGCCGAATATAATCTTGCTTAATGCATTTCGTAAGCGTATGGAGTTTCCAGAGCTTAAACAAACAGCTTTTGACCACTATAAAGAGTGGGAACCCGACTCAATCATCATCGAGAAGAAAGCATCGGGTTCACCTCTAATATATGAGATGCGAGCAATGGGTATTCCGGTGCAAGAATTTACACCGTCGAAGGGCAATGACAAGATTTCCAGACTTAACGCTGTATCGGACATATTTGCGTCCGGGTTTGTGTGGGCACCAAACACAAATTGGGCCGAGGAAGTCATTGATGAGGTTGCATCTTTTCCAGCAGGCGAGCATGATGACTATGTTGACTCTGTTTCCCTTGCGATGATGCGATTCCGCAAGGGTGGGTTTATTCGCACGCTCCTCGACGAAGAGGACGAAATTCCTGAATTTAGGCGGCGTAATACATACGCATATTATTAGGACAGATTATGGCAATCGAAAAATCACTTTACGCAGCTCCCACGGGCATTGAAGACATGGTTGATCAGGTAGAGCCTGCCCTTGAAATCGAGATTGAAGATCCAGAAAGCGTCAGCATTAAGGCTGGTGGACTGGAAATCGAGCTTGAGAAAGAGGATATGGAGGACGAGTTCAACGAGAACTTGGCTGAGAAACTGGATGAAGACACTTTAGTTAACATAGCTGAGGACTTATTAGGTGAGTTTCAGTCAGACTTAGATTCCCGTAAAGACTGGGTGCAGACCTACGTTGATGGCTTGGAACTGCTTGGACTGAAGATTGAAGAACGCACCGAGCCTTGGCCTGGTGCTTGTGGTGTCTACCACCCGCTGTTGTCTGAGGCGCTGGTGAAGTTCCAGTCCGAGACAATCATGGAGACGTTCCCCGCAGCCGGTCCTGTCAAAACCCAGATCCTTGGGCAAGAGACTCAGGACAGAATCGAGGCGGCTCAGCGGGTAAAAGAGGACATGAACTACCAGCTCACAGAAGTTATGGTCGAGTACCGGCCTGAGCATGAGCGGATGTTGTGGGGCCTTGGTCTGTCGGGTAATGCGTTCAAAAAAGTGTATTTCGACCCTAATCTGACTCGTCAGGTGTCCCTCTTTGTACCGGCTGAAGACATCGTGGTGCCTTACGGCGCGTCAAGTCTGGAGACTTCTGAGCGTGTGACTCACGTGATGCGCAAAACTAAGAACGAGCTGCGCAAGCTGCAAGTCATGGGCTTTTACAGAGATGTTGAACTGGACGACCCCACCGACACGCTGGACGAAATTGAGAAAAAGATTGCTGAGCAGATGGGCTTTAAGGCAACTCAGGATGATCGGTACAAGATCCTTGAGATGCATGTCTATTTAGATTTAGAAGGATACGAAGATAAGGATGAGAAGGGTAAGAAGACTGGGATTGCCCTGCCGTATGTTGTGACAATCGAAAAAGGTACTGAAACTGTCCTGTCTATCCGACGCAATTACCACCCGGATGATCCCAACAAACAGAAGAGGGACCACTTTGTACACTATGGCTATGTACCTGGATTTGGCTTCTATTGTTTTGGCCTTATTCATCTCATCGGCGCTTTTGCTAAATCCGGAACGTCGATACTTCGTCAGCTTGTTGATGCTGGTGTCCTGTCTAATCTTCCTGGCGGCTTTAAAACTAAGGGTCTTAGGGTAAAAGGCGACGATACACCGATTGCACCAGCCGAGTTCCGTGATGTAGATGTGGCCTCAGGCACCATCAAAGACAACATTATGACGCTCCCATACAAGGAGCCTAGCCAAGTACTTTATACATTGCTTGGCACAATCGTTGAGGAAGGCCGACGCTTTGCTTCTGCGGCTGACCTCAAGGTCAGCGACATGTCGGCACAGTCTCCTGTGGGGACGACTCTTGCCATATTAGAAAGAACTCTGAAGGTAATGAGTGCGGTTCAAGCCCGTATTCACTATGCCATGAAGCAGGAGTTCAAGCTATTAAAGAACATCATCCGTGATTACACGCCCGAAGACTACGACTATGATCCGGTTGAGGGGCCGCCTCGTGCAAAAAGATCCGACTACGACATGGTTGAGGTCATGCCGGTATCGGACCCTAACTCGGCAACTATGTCTCAGAAGGTTGTCCAGTACCAAGCAGCTCTCCAACTAGCTCAATCCGCCCCCCAACTTTATGATCTTCCGCTTCTGCACCGCCAGATGTTAGAGGTCTTGGGGATTCGCAACGCAGCCAAGTTAGTACCTATCGAAGATGACCTTAAACCAAAAGATCCGGTATCAGAGAATATGGACGCCCTCAATGAGAAGCCCCTCAAAGCGTTCATTTATCAAGATCATGCAGCGCATATTACGGTTCACATGAGTATGCTCCAAGACCCTGTGACGATGCAGATTCTCCAGCAGAATCCAAAAGCACAGATGATTGGAGCAGCTTTCATGGCGCATATCATGGAACACTTTGGCTTCCAGTACCGCAAGAACATTGAAGACAAGCTTGGCGTACCGTATCCGGCACCTAACGAAGAGATGCCTGAAGATATGGAGGTTGAGATTTCCCGTCTGGCAGCGGCAGCAGCACAAAAACTGCTTCAGTCTAATCAAGCCACGATTGCTCAACAAAAAGCCCAACAAACGGCACAAGATCCGATTGTGCAGATGCAGCAACAGGAACTTCAAATCAAAGCGGCTGAGCAACAACGCAAAGCAGCAAAAGATCAGATGGATGCGCAGATCAAACAAGCTCAACTCCTTACAGAACAAGCTCGGATCACACAACAAGCTGAAATTGAAGGAGCCAAGCTTGGTGCCCAGATTGCTCGTGAGCGCACGCAAGACGAGTTTGACCAGGCAACTCAGGCCGTTGACGCCCAGATTAAAGGGGTGGAATTAGGCTTAAAAATGGGTGAGGTAATGCAGCCTCCTCAACAACCTAAAGGAAAGTAAATGGATGCATTAAAGTTTTTGTCAAACCAAATTCAAGAAGAACGCAAACGTATGGCGGAGGACTTGGCTGATGGTATGGCGAAGGACCACAGTGAATATAAGTACTACTGTGGTGTTATGCGAGGGCTATTAATAGCTAATAGCCTGATTCTTGAACTTTCAGAAAGGTTGGAAAAAGCTGATGAGTGAAATCCTTATTGGGTCTACAAGCGATCCAAACGAAGCAACAGTATTACCCGAAACGCCCGAACAGAAAGCAAAACAGCTTCCAGATCCGTCTGGTTATCGCATTCTTTGCGGGATTCCTGAAATTAAGGACGAATATGACAATGGTTTGGTAAAAGCCGATTTAACAATGCGGCATGAGGAACTACTAACCACTGTACTTTTTGTCATGAAGATGGGTCCAGATTGCTATAAAGACGAGTCTCGGTTCCCTTCTGGCCCTTGGTGTAAAGAGGGAGACTTCATTTTAGTTCGCCCGCACGCAGGTACGCGGGTAAAAATCCACGGGCGGGAGTTCCGCATTATCAACGATGACGCTGTCGAAGGGGTTGTGGAAGACCCCCGAGGCATTAGTCGCGCATAGGGAGTAAATCATGGCTGAAGAAAAAGATATTGAAGAACAAGAAGTTACGGATGTTCAGGAGACTGAACAGGAAAATGATATTGAGCTTGAGATAGAGGACGATACCCCAGAAAAAGACAGGGGGCGTCAGCCTTTACCACAGGAGATGGTCAAAGAGCTTGAGGAAGATGAGCTTGAAGACTATTCCGAGAAGGTAAAGAACCGCCTTATTCAGATGAAAAAGGTCTGGCACGACGAGCGTAGAGCTAAAGAATCAGCTTTGCGTGAGCAACAAGAGGCCATTTCATTAACTCAGAGGCTGATGGAAGAGAATAAAAAGCTCAAAGGTCGGCTATCTGAGGGTGAGAAATCTCTGATTACCACGGCTACAAGCGCTGCTGAGCTAGAGATGGAGATGGCTAAGCGGGCATATAAAGAGGCTTATGACTCGGGTGACACAGATAAAATTGTGGAAGCCCAGGAGAAGCTGAATAATGCCGGTTATCGTCTTCAGAGGTTGAAAGGGTATAAACCCCCTTTACAAGAAGAAAATAATGGTGTACAAAATCAGCAAGTGCAAACTCAAGCACCCCAGTTAGATCAGAAAACTGCTGAATGGCGTAGACAAAATACGTGGTTTGGGCAGGACGAAGAGATGACCGCAGCGGCGCTAGGGTTACATCAGAAATTAGAAAAACAGTACGGTGCTAACTACATCGGTACTGACGAATATTGGAGTACGGTCGATAAGACCATGAAAAAACGATTCCCTGATTATTTTGGGGAAGACGACGAAGCGGTAGAGGCCAAACCTCAACGCACAGAAAAACCGGCTACGGTTGTAGCACCAGCGTCTCGCAGCACCGCCCCCAAAAAAGTGGTGTTAAAACAGTCGCAGATAGCATTAGCTAAAAAACTTGGACTCACTCCTGAGCAATATGCGAAGGAATACGCGAAAACGATGGGAGCTTAATCATGGCTGAGAACAGAATTGCACGTGAACTTGAATCAAGAGCTAAGACCGAAAGGCCAAAGCAGTGGCAACCCGCTTCATCTTTGCCGCCCCCGAACAAAGAACCAGGATATGCGTATCGCTGGATCAGAGTTTCGACGCTGGGGCAGTCTGACGCACGAAATGTTTCTGCTAAGTTTCGTGAAGGTTGGGAACCGGTAAGGATTGAGGAGCAGCCACAGTTTAAATTTTTGGTTGATCCAAGCAGTCGATTCAAAGACAACATTGAGGTTCAGGGGTTGTTGCTCTGCAAAATACCAGAAGAGTTTGTTCAACAACGTAGTGAGTACTACCAGCGTAAGAACAATGCTCAGATGGAGTCTGTGGACAATAACTATATGCGAGAGAACGATCCAAGGATGCCTCTCTTTAAAGAAAGGCGCACCACAACATCGTTCGGTCGTGGTCAATAATTTCTTAATGAGGTAATTTAAGATGGCAACTACTGCTACCCCCTACGGGCTGAAGCCCGTTAAAAGGGTTGATGGTATGCCCTATGCCGGTGCGACGGAAACTTTTCTGATCGACCCTGCTGGGGAAGCTACCAACCTGTTTTATGGTCAAGTCGTAATCATCGGATCAGATGGCTACCTTGCTCTGTCTACCGCTACTGGTGCTGACATTACTACCAATAACCTTGGTGGTAATGGCGTTGGCGCTATTGGGGTATTTGTTGGATGTAACTATACAAATGCTCAAGGACAGCGTATTTGGTCACAATACTACCCCTCTGGGCAGACTGGTACTCCAGAAGCCCTCGTAGTTACTGATCCTAATGTCATATTCCAAGCTCAGCTTGATGGTTCTGGCGCTCAGACTGTTCTGGGTACTAACACCTTCTTTGCTGCCGCTCAGTCCACCAGCACGGGTTCTACCACGACTGGAAACTCGACAAGTGCCTTGGATGCGACTGTTCAGACTACTGCCGCCGCATTTCGCATTGTTGGTTTCGCTTCTACACCGGGCGACGCTTACACTGACGTATTTGTGAAGTTCAACCCAAGTGCGCATTCGTACTTGAATAACGTCGGCCTGTAAGGAGATAACAAATGGCTATTTCACGCGCACAACTACTTAAGGAACTCCTTCCTGGGCTGAATGCTTTGTTTGGTCTTGAGTATGCTCGCTATGGCGAGGAGCATAAGGAGATTTTTGAAACCGAAACTTCTGAGCGTTCATTTGAAGAGGAAACCAAGCTTTCTGGCTTTGGTACCGCTCCTGTCAAAAACGAGGGTTCTTCCATCGCTTATGACAACGCACAGGAAGCTTTCACGGCTCGCTATACACACGAGACGATTGCTCTTGGATTCTCTATCACTGAAGAAGCAGTTGAGGACAACCTCTATGACTCGCTCTCCAGCCGATACACCAAGGCTCTTGCCCGTGCTATGGCATATACCAAGCAGACTAAAGCTGCCGCTATCCTGAATAATGGTTTTAATACCAGCTATACAGGCGGTGATGGCGTTTCTCTGTTCTCTGGTAATACTGGCGCAAGCCGCAATGGTCACCCACTCGTTAACGGTGGAACAAACGCCAATGAGCCTACAACGGCTGCTGACTTGAACGAAACATCTCTTGAAGATGCAGTAATTCAAATCGCTGCTTGGACCGACGAGCGTGGTCTTCTGATTGCGGCTAAACCCCGTAAGCTGATTATCCCCAGTGCCCTCCAGTTCACAGCTACCCGTCTCCTTGAGACTGAGCTTCGTGTTGGTACGGCGGATAACGACATCAACGCTATCAAGTCTAATGGTGTGGTACCTGAGGGTTACACCGTCAACAACTTCTTGACGGATGACAATGCTTGGTTCCTCACCACGGATGTACCTAACGGCCTGAAGCACTTCGTTCGTTCTTCCATGCAGAACAGCATGGACGGAGACTTTGATACCGGCAACGTCCGATACAAGGCTCGCGAGCGTTACAGCTTTGGCTGGTCTGATCCCCTGGGGATCTTCGGTTCACCCGGAGCTAGCTAAGATTGGGGGCCTTGTGCCCCCTTTCTTTTTGGTGTATTTTTCAGTTATCGACTAGGATTTTTACTCGTACCGACTGACCTAGCAGACTTTGTAGAGACGGTATGAGGATGTGCTACAACACGAAAGGAGCCTAAAATGGCCTCAACGACCTTTTCCGGTCCAGTTACTTCCACTAATGGTTTTGTCGGGTCTGTTACCGGTGCTGTTTACGTAGCTGACTTCGTCAAAATGACCGCTATCGCTACTTCCGCCTTGCCTACCGCTGCCGCAGCAAATGCTGGTCAAGTTCGCTTGATTAATGACAACGGTGCTGGCAATGACGAATACTGCCTTGTAATTTCTACTGGTTCTGCCTGGGTTACTGCTGTTGGCGCTGCCTTATCCTAATAGGAGGCTTTTATGAGCTTCGCAAGTGATATTCAGGCAACGACCCTGACTAATACAGGCACAGCCGTACCTAGGCGCGTGCGTTTAGCAGGGGTTAATGTTATTGCTACTGCTACTTCTGGAACCCTAACATTTAGAGATGGTGGGGCAACAGGTACAGTTAAATTAACTTATACAACCCCAGCCGCTGCTGGTGCGTATGACCTACTCATACCTGATAACGGTATTTTATTTAGTACCGACATGCACGTTACGTTTAGCAACAACACTCACGTAACAAATGTAGTTATTTTGTATGTAGGTTAGCCATGGCTAAGTCCCCTGCTTGGCAGCGTAAGGAAGGCAAAAACCCTAAAGGCGGTTTGAACGCCAAGGGTCGAGCCTCCTATAACAAAGCCAATCCGGGTAAACCCGGACTTAAAGCTCCACAGCCAGAGGGTGGGCCTCGTAAGAAGTCTTTCTGCGCAAGGATGTCAGGGATGAAAAAGAAGTTGACTTCCAAGAAAACAGCTAACGACCCAAACTCCCGTATTAACAAATCTCTTAGAGCTTGGAAGTGTTAGATGGAGATGATGCTATGGAATTTTGTCCTTTCAGTAATAGTGGCAGGTATGGGCTTCTTACTTAAAGGCAAATTTGACGAGATCCAACGTCTCGGCATTCTTCTGAATAAGACTCGGGAGGAAGTTGCCCGTGATCACATTACTCGCGCCGAAGTAAGGGCTGACTTAGATAAAATTCGTGAACATTTTGACAGCGGCTTTGACAGGCTTGAAGCAAAAATTGATGCCTTATCGGCAAGGAGATAGAGATGGCTTTTTCCCGTAAATCTTATTCTGGACCCATGAAAGATCGTGGTGAAGTTATGCGTGGTGGTAAAAAATTAGCCAACGTGTCTAAAGAAGAACTAGACGATTTTCGAGCCAAATTTGGTAAAGATAAGACTCTTAGGGACCTTCTTAATGCAGACAGAGGTTCAGCTCCTAAGGCTGAGGCTCCTAAGGCTGAGGCTCCTAAGCCAGCTCCTAAGGCTGAGGCTCCTAAGGCTGAGGCTCCTAAGTCTATGACTCCGGCTGAAAAGGGTAAGAATCTAGCTAGTAAACTTCGTTTACCAGACAGTATTACAAAGACAAAGGAATACGATAAAAAAGGTGCTGCCAATAGATATACAGCTCCTCCTAAAAAAGAAGAACCAGAATCAAAAATTGATGTTCCTGAAGGTAAAACAGGCATCGACAGGATGAAGAAAATGCTCGATCAAAAATTTAAACCTAAATACCGTGATGAAGGTATGGCTAAGATGAAAAAGGGCGGTTCTGTAAAAGCTTCTAAACGTCGTGATGGTATCGCTACAAAAGGCAAAACCAAAGGCCGGATGGTTTGATGTATCTGACGAGCAACATTCCATATTTTAAATGTTGGGTTAGAAAAGAATTTACCAATGCGCATCAAAACTACCATGGGGAATATTTACACGGTCTG